TAATCTTCGGCACCGCCCAAGGGCCCGGACCGGTGGGTCTCTCATTCGGAGAATTTTTTCTGGTGGCGATGGAATTTGACTTGCTCGGCGACCCGATTCCGGAGGGATGGGCGAAGAGGGGGCGGCCACCGCATGTCCCGACGGACGAAAAGCGTAAGCTTGTCATGAGCTTAGCGGCGTTCGACTGGTCGATGGAGAAGATCGCGGCGGCGCTTTCGATCACGCCGCCGACGCTGCGGAAGTTTTATTTTCGGGAGCTGAAGGCGAAGGCCGAGGCGCGGGCGCGGGTCGAGGGGGGGGCGCTGGCGGCGCTGGTCGAGCAGGCGCACGCCGGCAACGTCCAGGCGATCGACAAGCTTCTGAAGCGCTTGGACCGGCGCGACCTCGACAAGCTCGCCGAGGCCGCCGCCAACCGTGGTCACCGCGAGCCGGCGCTCGGCAAGAAGGAGGCTGCGAAGCAGGCCGCCGCGTCGGTCAGGGGCAAGTTCGCGCCGCCGCCGCCGCCGGGGAGCACGATCAACTGATGCAGTGGTCGACGGCCTGCCCGGACTGGGAGCGGCGGATCGTCGAGCGGCGCTCGCTGGTGCCGTTCGCCCCGCTGTTTCCGAGCGAGGCCGAGGCGGCGCTCGATGTCTTCAAGTCGTTGAAGGTGGTCGACGTGCCGGGCATGCCGACCTTCGGCGAGTGCTGCGACCCGTGGGTGTTCGAGTTCGTCGGGGCGATCTTCGGCGCCTACGATCCCGTCTCGGCGCGGCGGCTGATCAGCGAGTTCCTGCTACTGATCTCCAAGAAGAACGCGAAGTCGACGATCGCGGCCGGGATCATGGTGACGGCACTGATCCGGAACTGGCGGCACGAGAACGAGCTGCTGCTGCTCGCGCCGACGATCGAGGTGGCCGACAACTCGTTCGGGCCGGCGGCGGCGATGGTGCGGCACGACGCCGAACTGCGCGAGCTGCTGCACGTGCAGACGCACCTTCGGACGATCACGCACCTGACGACGAACGCGAAGTTGAAGATAGTGGCCGCCGACAGCGACACGGTGTCCGGCAAGAAGGCCGGTTTCGTCCTGGTCGACGAGTTGTGGCTGTTCGGCAAGAAACAGAATGCAGCGGCGATGCTGCAGGAGGCCACCGGCGGTCTGGTGTCGCGGCCGGAAGGCTTCGTGGTGATGCTGACGACGCACGCCGACGAACCGCCAGCCGGCGTCTGGAAGAGCAAGCTCGAATACTATCGCGACATCCGCGACGGGGTGATCGAGGACAACGAGAAATTCGGCGTTCTCTACGAGTACCCGCGGGCGATGATCGAGAAGCGTCGCTACATGGACCCGGACACCTGGTACATCACCAACCCGAACCTCGGGCGGAGCGTCCGCGGCGACTGGTTGGCGTCCAAGATGCGGGAGGCGCAGGCCGGAGGTGATTCCGAGGTCGGCGATCTCCAGAGCTTCATGGCGAAGCACCTCAACGTGCCGATCGGCCAGTCGCTCCGGCGCGATCGTTGGGCCGGCGCCGACTATTGGGCCGTCCAGGCCGAGGAGGGTCTCGGGCTCGCCGAGATCGTGGCGCGATGCGACGTGCTGACGGCCGGCGTCGACGGCGGCGGCCTCGACGACCTGTTGTCGCTGGCGGTCGTCGGCCGCGACCGCGAAGACGCCCGCCGTTGGTACGCGTGGGGCAAGAGCTGGGCTCACGTCGGCGTGCTGGAGCGGCGCAAGTCGATCGCATCGGCGCTGCGGGATTTCGAGCGGGCCGGCGAACTGGTGATCGTCGACCGGCTCGGCGAGGACATCGACGACCTCGTCGCCACGCTGGCGGAGATCGACGCGAGCGGGCTGCTAGCCGGCGTCGGATTCGACCCGGCCGGCGTCGGTGCCATCGTCGACGCGCTGGCGGCGGTCGGGATCGCCTCGACACCGGAGGCGGACAGCACCGGCAAGGCGCGGATCGTCGGCGTGAGCCAGGGCTTCGCGATGCAGGCGGCGATCAAGACCGCCGAGCGCAAGCTCGCCGACGGCACCATGCGCCACTGCGGCCAGGGCGTGCTCGCCTTCGCCGTCGGAAACGCCAAAACCGAGGTGAAGGGTAACGCCCTGACCATCACCAAGCAGGCCGCCGGCACGGCGAAGATCGACCCGCTGATGGCGCTGTTCGACGCGGTGGCGCTGATGTCGAAGAACCCCGTGGCCGTGAAACCGTCGGTCTACGGATCTCGCGGCCTGCTCGTGATGTGAGGTGAGATGTTTGTAGTGTCCCGTCCCATGGCGCTGCGATCGGGGGGCGTCGTCGCCTCCCCGCGTGCGGCGGTCCAGTCGGACGGGCCGGGTGTCCTGATCACGACGTCGAAGGAACTCGAGGAGTACCTGAAGAGCGGGTCGGTGACGAACTCCGGTGTCGCGGTGACGCCGGAGAAAGCGCTGTCGCAGGCGGCCGTGTTCGGCTGCGTCCGGCTCATCTCCGGGGCGGCGGCGACGATGCCGCTCGGTCTCAAGCGCCGGGTCGACGCCAGGACGCGCGAGGACGCGAGCGACCACCCGGTGTGGGGTCTGCTCCGGCGCCGGCCGAACCGGTGGATGACGCCATCGGCTTTCCGCCGGCTGATGACCGCCCACGTTCTGCTGCGCGGGAACGCCTATGCGATGAAGGTGTCGAGCCGCGGCCGGGTGACCGAGCTGTGGCCGATGCACCCGGACCGCGTCGAGCCGATCCAGCTCGACGACATGTCGATCGTCTACCGCTACACCCGCAAGGACGGGCAGGTAGTGGTGTTGCCGCAATCGGAGGTGATGCACCTGATCGGGCTGACCTTCGACGGCCTCAAGGGCGTGTCGGTGATCCGCTACGCCGCCGAGACCATCGGTCTTTCGATCGCGACCGAGACGCACGGCGCGACGGTATTCCGGAACGGGACGCAGATCGGCGGCGTGCTGAAGCACCCCGGCAATCTCGGGCTCGAGGGGCAGCAGGTTCTTCGGGCCAGTCTCGACGCCTATCGCGGCGCCGAGAACGCGCACAAGACGATGATCCTCGAAGAGGGGATGGACTACGTCGCGCTCGGCATGACGTCCGAAGACGCGCAGTACATCGAAACGCGGAAGTTCACGCGCGGCGACATCGCGATGTTCTTTGGCGTTCCGCCGTTCATGCTCGGCGACACGGAGAAGTCGACGTCCTGGGGGACAGGCATCGCCGAGCAGGGGCTCGGGTTCATCGCGTATACCCTTCAGGACTGGTTGACCTGTTGGGAAGAGACGATCGGGCGGGATTTGCTCGGGGCGCCGGAGGACGTGGACGTCTACGCCAAGTTCAACCCGGCCGGCCTCGTCCGCGGCGACATCACCAAGCGCTACGCGGCCTATGCGGTCGCGCGGCAGTGGGGGTGGTTGTCGGTCAATGACATTCGCGAGTTGGAAGACCTCAACCCGGTCGATGGCGGCGACACCTATCTGCAGCCGCTCAACATGGTGCCGCTGACGATGGACCTCGCCGCGGCGCAGGCCGGGGCGGCGCCGAACGACCCAAACAACCCCGCGTCGGCGCAGGTGCGGGCGATGGTCGATCGAATGATGAGCGCGGTTGCCAACTTGACCGACGCCAAGATGGCCGAACTGCTTGGAGTGGCCGCATGAGCCTTCGCACGCTTCCGGCGCCAGCCGCTCTGAATCGTCCTTCGTCGTTGTCTTGGGATGCGCCGTCAGACGCTCTTGCTCGGTGGGCCGAAGGCCCGCAGGCGGCTGAGGCCGACGACCCGGCGACGATCTCGATCTACGACGTGATCGGCGAGGACTGGTGGACCGGAGACGGATTCACGTCGAAGCGCGCCGCCGCCGCGCTGCGCTCGATCGGTGCTCGTGACGTCACGGTCTCGATCAACTCGCCCGGCGGCGACATGTTCGAGGGGATCGCGATCTACAACCTTTTCCGCGAGCATCCGGCGAGGGTGACTGTGAAGGTGCTCGGCTACGCCGCATCGGCCGCATCCCTGGTGGCGATGGCCGGGGACGAAATTCTGATGGGCGTCGGCTCTCAGATGATGATCCACAAGGCGTGGGGGGTGGTCGTCGGAAACGACGACGACTTTGCCGCAGCCGCCGACGTGTTCGGCACGTTCAACAGGTCGATGGCCGAGATCTATGCCGCGCGGACCGGCAAGACCGAGGCCGCCGTCATGAAGCTCCTGGCTGGGACGGGCAAGGGCGCCGACGGCACGTGGATGACTGCGGACGAGGCGGTGAGCGAAGGTTTCGCCGACGGCCTGACTCAGGATCAGAAGCCCGCTTCCGGCGGGGAGG